CAGTCAAATATTCACTTTGGTCTTCAAATGAAATTGATGAAATATTATTCAACGAATTTGATGCTACATTTGATGTAAGTCCTCCACCAACATAATATTGTATGGTGAGTGTTGTATTTGCCGGAGCTTCACCGTAACTTTTTGTCTTGAGAAAGTTTGATGGATCATACGCAAGTTCAAATCCCTTTTCAGTTTTCAATATTCTACCGACATTGTTTAAGTTTGGTATTATTATCTCATCATCTATCTTATCAGTTCCTGCGCCGAACTCTAATGTCACCGTATTGTCGGAATTCACTCGTGTAATAAATCGTCTAGATGTTCGCAACAATCTCATTATGTATGGTGTTGTTTCTGAATATTTGCTATAAAATGGGTTTCGGTTGTCGGTGTTTGGTTCTTCTACAAAAATAGTATCTTGGGCCAAATTAGGCACCTCGTGATATTGTTGGCCGGAAGAATCTTTCACCGAGACTATTTCAAGAACATTTGGTTCTATAAGTTCCACCTCGAAAAATGGTTCACCATTTCCTACAACAACCTCTCTGGATTTCAGTGTGCCGGCCGAGGCCATCGTAGTTTTCTTTAATAAGTAAAACGTGGGTTCACTGGTAACTGGATCTCTATCGAACACCGAAACTACACGTGGTCGGTTTTCACTCTCCTCTGTAAAATTAACCGATTCAAGTGTTCTAAATACTACGGGAGTTGACTCACCCGATGTAATTTCCATACCCTGGGCAATATTTAAAGCAAATTTATAATCGGGTTCGGTTGTTCCTGTTGAAGAATTAGTCTTTGCCGGAACGAGTTGGTACACTTCCAGTGATGTGGCTGCCGAAATTGCCGGTTTTGGTTTATACCCCAAATAGTTCGCAAGTGTCACTACATTTTTTCGTTCTTCTGCGTGTTGTATAAACCCCTCTTTGAATTGATAATCTATGTAATACGATAACACATCACCTACATAACTTGCCATTTCAATGAACATCATTCCGGTGGAATTCTCACTAAAATCCTTATATGTTTGTGGGAAATAAGATTTAGCGTAGTTGATTAAATTCTGTCTGAACGCGTTGAAGTCTTTCCCCAGATAATTTATATCTCTGGATGCAAGTTTTACTGGGGTAGTTTCAAATCCGTCTGCCATATCATATCTCTAATATTAAAATTTGTTCAGAATCTGGGATGTTTGTCACCTTGAATCCTATGTGAAGGGTTGCAGAACTTGGTGTGTTAATCAAATCCCGCTCCACTCTAACATATAGTATCATTGCTTCGGGCATCCAAATTGCAGTTGCTTCCTTCACCGAATCTTCGAATAGGTCGTCCATGTGGTCGTCCATGTTTGGTTCAAACAACAACTCCCTCAGATCACTTCCATATGTTGGCATCATGGGACGTTCTCCCTTTGCAGTCATAAGTAACATCTTTAGGTTTATCAGGGCCCTCTCCATGTCCGAATGTGTTTGTAGAAAGTATCCACCACTGCCCTTTCTGTACGGTAGTTTAATGCCAAGTGGTATTGTTGTTGTCATTTAACTTACGCACCCCCATTTCGTTTTTTATCGATAGCACCCAACAAGTCCGAATAGTTTCGTGTAAGAGCCGCAGATAGTTCTGGTGGAAGATCCTCTTCGTTGACAGGATTCCCACTAAGGTCGGTCAGTCCTTCATCCGAGGTTATTCCCTCTGCCCCAACTCTACTAAGGCCTCCGTCCTGGGGGACCCCACCGAGCGTAGCATTTAGTGCCTCATTAAGTGCAGGGTCTTTTGCATATTTAACAAGATTCTTCTTTTTTGGTGCAGATACAACCTTAGTTTCTGTCTTTAACACCTGTTTTGCCAATTGTACCGGGTCAGTTTCTCGTACCAAACGTTTACGTACCTTGGGTTTTGGTGTAGGGTTTACACACTCCTTTATAATCGCAGGCAGACTTTTCTTTAGTTCCTGTCTTACTGCAAACCTAATGATTTCTATTAACTCTTTTTTCTTCATAACTCTTTCTTATTAACCTTTCTATCCAGATATAAATATTCTTTCACTCAATAATGTTGGCAATCTTGCACGTAAACTTGCCAATGACCCCTGTTGTGCGGGTCTGGATGTTGTAATGTACGGGTCATGGTGGACATGAGATGATAACCAACCACACAAATCTGATAACCACGCTGTTGTACAGTCTCCCTTCAACGTTGGGTGACACTGAGATGTAAATAATCCCAAATGCACACTCGGTGACACTATGGAGACATGCTTGTCGGAACGCATAACTATCCGTTGCTTTGCATCCATTGTTATTTCATCATCCGTTGTAACAAAAAACTTCTTTTTGGAAAAAATTCCAGTTTCTTGAGTTTTTGATGATATTATTACTCGTTCCGAGTTGATTATGATTTGATTGCCTGTAAGTGTGGGTAGTTGTTTTCCAAAAATCGCGTCACCATCTGTTTTTTCCAAAATTGACTTTTCAACCTTTTCCATCTCCTCGTTGAAAGTCTTGTCATGTACCTTTTTTGCCGTATTTATTTCTGCTTCGATTCGTGGAGTGTCCATGAGTGTTGTTAAATCTTCTTCGTCCAGCAATGCAACTGCATTTAGGTCGGCACTGGCAAGCACAGTTCCCTGTAAGGAGGCTTTGGATATTTCTTTCCCACTCATGAAGGATGTCACTTTGGTTGCCGTCGCACTCACCGGGGTTACATTTGCGGTTGGTTGTGACGGTGATTGGATAACCCGTTGTCCAGCAGGAAGTTCAACCCCCCCAACCGAGGTTATACCACTTGTAGTCGTTTTTGCACTTGTTGTGGAGGCCTCTTTTCTTGGTGGAGTTTGTTGGGGTATGGTTGGGGTTGACGAAAGTTCTCCACCAAGCAAAGCTGCTATTCCAGTTGTTGGGGTTTGAGACGCACTTACTGCGGAATCTGACCTGCTAGATGATGACATTCCCACGGGGGGAGTTGTGGATTCTGTGGATGTTCCTGTAAATAGTGATGCTATACCGGGTAGTGATGTTGAAAGTGTCCCTTGTTGGACGGCCTGTTGATTTCCAGTTGTTGGTTGCTTCTCTCTAAACAATCCTGTGAGTGGATCAAATTTCACATGGGCTTTTTCCTGCCCACCTTTGGTCAGTGATAGAGATGTTTGTCCGAATGTTTTTGACGCAGCTACCAGTGCATCCACATCTCCCGTCAATGACCTATAATTGGTATCAAATTTTGGATGATTCCTGGCATATGTTCCGTAGGTTCCATCTCCAACAAATTTGTCACCCAATTGTTTTGTCAATTCCGAGTCAGTTAATAGTTTGTTTGTTTCACTCCTAAAAGTATCAACCAACGAAGATTTATAATCAACCTGTGTTAACCAGTCACATAGATCCATTAGTAGGTCATTTAAGTTCAACGACTTAAATGAACCAAAATTAAACTTCAAACCCCGAAGTTTATCAAACAAGGCCTTGAGCATGGCAAGTAATGACAAGTCAATCCCCAATGATAGTAACCATCCCAGTTTTTCTTCAGTCTTAGACCCATAACCACGTCCGTGTTTTTTTCGCAACGCAGCGCATATTGCCCTGATGCCGAATGCGGCCAATTTAAACAATTTAAACATCGGACTGTCATTGGAATCTATCCCCAAATCATCCAGACCAGGAATGCCTATTCCGAGAGATGTTGCGGCCGAGATAGCACTACCAACTGAGGAACCCATTAATGAGGACTTTCCGGCAGTTCTGGCAGAAACCACCGATTTAACAATACCCCGCTCATATTGTGGGTTGAGGGAAAAGTTTCCGGATGCTATTGATTTTACAAACTTCTTTCGTTGAGACTTTCTACCGGATGCAGGTGACCCAGGTGAACTTATAAATTTCTTAATCGACTTCGTTCCAATTCCACCCAGTCGTTTTCCTATCTTAGAACCTAGTGGGCCGCCGACCGCGGTTCCCATTGCAGATCCCATGGCCCCTCCCAAGTCACCCTTTTTTAGTGAACTGGATATGTCAGAGAACGGATTTAGTCCGGCGGCTGCCCCCACTCCTCCTCCCAGGGTGGTTGCCATCATATCAGACTCGTTCGGTATTGATAGTCCTCCCAGTGATCCCTTCTTCTCTTCTGAATTATCTATGCTTTTTACTTTCTTCGACCCTATTACCGAATTCGCCAGTGCATATAAACCACTAAATCCACCACGCCTACACCCAATACACCCATACCACACATTATCATATGAATGACTGATGGTTGATAAAAACTCAGACTTTGTATTACCAGATGTCATATGTATTGAACTTCCGTCACGGTTTATATCCTCAAGTATGTTAAACTGAAATTTGGTTTCTTTGTCCGTTGTTATGTGTTGCCGGTTTCTTATTAATACCATCGGGTTCCCATAGTTTCCATCATATGATTCTCCATGTCCCTTTGATGTTCCCCTATCAAATATTGGATTATCCACATAACACCCAAACCGTACACTACTTCCGAATCTACTCTCTAATATAGTGTCACCTTCGTAGTGCCTCAGTGGTCTTATTTTGTTATTTGCCTTAAAGTATTTTCCGAGAAACGAACCATATGATGCCTGTGAAGGACCCAGATTAGAACGATTTCTGGCACCGACCAAGTTATCACTTGTGTGTGAAGTAACTCCGTCATTTTTTCCATATTGATGTTCGTATCTAAAATCGGCCGAGTTGTTTATGAAATTTCGGGTGTTCAGCCTCCTTGAGTAATATTTCGAACCCATGAACTCCACCACTATCACAAGTTCGTTTACCAATGGGTATTCCATGAGACCTGCTTCCAGTGGAAGTATCCAATCCAGTTCGTTGACTGGAACCGTTTCCTGACTGTTGATTTCCCTTGCCTTGATTCTACCTATCCACGCATAATCCAAGTCCTCTGTATTATTATAACCACTTGGCCATTCGTTGTGATTTTGATGTGGTGACCCTTTGTCCTTCTTGAACACAGAGTGCGATTCGTCCCTAATTACATCAATAACCACGGCCGGTTCGAGTTCATAAAATAAAATTCCCTCAGGTTTTCTATTGTAAACTTGTCGTTGGGTCATCAACGACATAATTTCCAGGTCTCTACTTTCAGACCGTTTATAATATTTACTATGGGCCATCTTTGTTTGGAGTCTCGGTTATCTCATCGAGTTGATTGGTTATCGCAGTGTCCACCACTTTGATGTCCTTTAATTCACCTTGGACACTCTTAAGTAATTGTTCTTTTTCGTCTTCACTTAAAGTGTAGTCTCCACTCTCGTCACCAGAGCTTCCACCATTTATAACTCGTTGTAAAACGGCAGAAAGTTTTACAAGTTGGTCGTCGTTTTTTATGCCCACATCAAGATAGTCCTTTATCATTGGTGCAACTACAGTAGCACCTCCGACATCTTTAATCATCCCATGCAAATCTTTGATAAGTTGATTTATCTGATCCTTTTTATGAGATGAATTATTATAGATATCCCGAACCAACGAGGAAAATGTTTTTCCTTCAAAAATCTCTATGTCTTTTTCCATAAATTATAAATATAGACATATATATTTTTTTACAGAACTACGTCACTTATGTATGTCCACCTCAATATACCCAAGTTTCCTATATTGCTCTTGTATATTCTTCTGTGCATTCTTCATCTTGTTGATAACCTTAGTAATATTTTGAGTTTTACAGTTTGTCATCTCTCGTATATATAAATACAAGGCCTTTTTATTGAAATTTTCTATCGTGGCACAATTTCTAAAAATCTCGACTACGGCCGATGCAATGCGAAATTCATTTTCTTTTTTAAACATTTTTTCAAGATTGGTGTCCCAAAAATCAATCATCAATTCAAGAAACTCAGATAACTCTCGTCTTTTTATCTCGGCCTTTGGAAATACAGTCAACTCCTTGTGATCATACACAACCTCATCGTCATCAACACTGGTATGCCTCTTAAATTTTTTATAGTTTCCATTATTATATAATATCAAAAAGTTCTTTGCTATAATACTAAAATAAGAGAAGGCCTTTCCGTTTTCTTGTTTATACTTGTGTATGTTACTCACCAAATTACTTACTACTTCTTTCTGAACTTCTTCGTGACTGCACTGAAAATAAGAAAACTTAAAAGTGTTTAGTATGTTTTCCGCAAGTTTATCAAATGCATAACTTATACGGGCGTTGTATATAGTGTTTCGGAAGTTAACATCCTCGGAACCATTGTATTCTACAATTGCGTCCTCCGTATCTTGGGTAAAATACATTTTAGATTTACCCTTCTTCCTTCGACGTCTTCTTTTTATTGGTTTTTTTGGAACTTCTGTTTTCTGGGGTTTTTCTTTTGCTACTTTTGTTACTTTTTTTGTTTTTGTTTTAGTCATGTTCCATCCTTAACCTTTTTTTTAAAACTCTGTATAAGTTCTTTAATTCCTGTGAAGACCGCCCCCACCTCGTCGTCCTTTTCAAATATTTGTTGACTATCCAATTCAGTCACTGTTTCATTTAATGTATCTACATCATCCCTCGTTTGTAGTATCCATTGTTCATATGTTTTGTTTTTGTTGTACAAATTCCATATAATATACATTAGAATGCATATAAACATCGACCCCCCACTTACTAAAATATATACATATATATCTGCCATAACATATTACACTAAACACAAAAAATTCCAATCTGTCAACACTAATATAGAACTTACTATTGGCCATCCGTTTCCATCCCATAGGTTTCTGACAAAAACACTAACTGCATCTCCGCATGTGTGTTCAATGTAATTGGTTATTGTTTTCCCACTCATATGTGCATATAAAATAAAACAAGAACCATTGGGGATATACTATAAATTTCCATCAAAGACAACAACAGTATATATAAAATATTATTTTTTTCTGTCGTTGTCCTGTTCTTCTGTTTCTACGTCAGTTGGTGGTATGTCCGTTCCAACATTTCCGACAAAACTGCCAGATATATATCCAGACACATACCGGGCACTGGCAATGGCATCTTCTTGAGGAAGGGATTTGTTGTAATATTCCATTGAACTTCTCTTCCACGGAACATAATATGGACCCATATTCTCCGGTTCCTCTTCTTCGGTGTCATAGAGTGGGGTGGATGTAATGTTCTCGTCCACAATTTCTCGTTCCGGTTTGTTTGGTATTGGTGTTGGGGTAGGAGTTTCTTCTGGAGTCGGAGTTGGTGTGGGAGTTGGAGTCGGAGTTGGAGTTGGTGTTGGTGTGGGAGTTGGAGTTGGTGTGGGGGTTGGAGTTGGTGTGGGAGTTAGAGTTTCTTCTGGAGTCGGAGTTGGAGTGGGAGTTGGGGTTTCTTCTGGTGTGGGAGTTGGAGTCGGAGTTGGAGTTGGTGTGGGGGTTGGAGTTTCTTCTGGAGTCGGAGTTGGAGTTGGAGTGGGAGTTGGAGTTTCTTCTGGAGTCGGAGTTGGAGTTTCTTCTGGAGTCGGAGTTGGAGTCGGAGTTGGTGTGGGAGTTTCTTCTGGGGTTGGAGTTTCTTCTGGAGTCGGAGTTGGAGTCGGAGTTGGAAAATCCTCACATATCCCGGGCATTAACATTGTATCACCGGTCCACTCGATATCTAGGTGGGGGAGTTCTACATCCTGGCCCTCTGCTCCGAGTTGCCACGGGTGAGTATCTTCTCTGCTGTGATTTGCTTTGTGCCACCCCATCACCCAGAAATTATCAATTGCCGTCCAAAAGACCCACCTCTCGTTCTCCATTCCTACATACTCATCGGAACAACTCCCTTCACACCTCTTTACCCATGCAGGCTTACCTTGCCATAATTTGGGAAAGTCACCATCCATGTCGAGTTGATATTCCCCACTATACGAGAATTGATCATCGGTTTTGGAAACACAAATAGTAGTAGGTGGTGGTGTTGGTATAAAGTCACCCGCCTCCTGTAATCGTTCCTCGAATGGTAGATTATCTATCCAATTTTTTTTTTCGGTTCGTCTGTCTCGTCATCCCGAGTCAACTTACCACCCGATGCAATGTTATATGCCAGTACCAATGCAATTGCAAGTGGGTCAAATACGATAACAATAACAATAATAAACCACTTCACCACTTGGTCTATGGGTGCATCAAAAGACTTTGCAATAAACTGAAAACTTCCTATATCCGTATCCCGTATTGCCCCCTTGTTCTCTAGTATCCGTTCCTCGTTTGCTCTCAACTTGGCAAAGTTTTCTTCAATTGCTGGTGTGTTATCTATCTTATTAGACTGGTCTCTTAGACTATTAACCTTTCCGACAAACACTTGATACTCTGCCTCTATCTCCGCATCAATTGCCGTTATTTGTTCATCATACGATGCTACTGCCTTGGATTCCTCATCATCAATGTTCTTCATGGATTCCGTGGTGGATGCTCTTTCTGCGGCCTGGGCCTTTGCAAGTTCCTCAAGTTTCTTCTTCTTGTTGGAGAACAACCCGCCACTTGTTGCTTCAAGGTCACTCCTTGCCTTGTCCAGTATTGCAAGTCTGTCCAATAATTGTTGTCTTCGGGTTTGTCTAGTCTCCGTATCTGATTTGTGTCTATCCGAGAGTGAAGTTTGTCTTTCTCGTCGATCTTTTTGAAAATTATCATATATCTTTTGAAAACCAGCAATTGTTTCAGTAGATTTGTTGTCAACCGTGTTTGATGATTGTTTGAGTGATTCCATCTCCCCCTTGATATGTTCGTTTTCAGCCTGTATCTGTACAATATTATTTTCGTGCATCTCGACCTTTGCTCTGGTGTCGTCATATGCGTCACTTAAAAATCCATAAATCCCTAACGAGGTTATTCCAACGAGGGTTACAACGGCAGCCGTAGAGTAAATCCGTAAAAGTCTTGGGATTCTTTCCCAATATCTGTACAAGAATGAAGTCATCACTAACTTACCTGCCTCAAGTACACCTGCCATTATCATGGCAGCGATGGATGCTCCTGCGAACAATAAACTAATTCCCCAGACCGAAAAGAATGCAGCTGTACCTGCTACAGCAAGGGCAAGAATACCTATTATTGCCGTAAACATCTTCATGGTAATATATATCCCACACTAACCATATTATGTCCCATCATCACCCATATAAATATAATATAATAACAAAAAAGGGGTGAAATTTCTTTCACCCCCCTTGGTTGCTTAAAAACTGCTATATCTACAGAATCTTAACTTTTTTTGCCTTGGGAATGGCAACTTCCTTCTTGGGAATGGACACATTTAAAATGCCGTTGTCGAACTTTGCCGAGATCTTATCAACCTCAAGTGTTGATTCATCCAATTGGAATGATCGTCTGAAAGATGATCTTTTGAGTTCACGATATACATATTTTGCTCCTTCTTCCTCTACCTCGTCCTTTTTGTTCCCGGTGATGGTAAGCAATCCGTCCTCATAGTCAACGGATACATCTTCCTTGGATAGGCCGGCAATTTCTGCTTCGATGGCAACCTCGTTCTTGAGATCAACCACATTTACACGTGGGTAAGAGCTATTACCGAAAAAGTTGACACCAAATTCTTGACCGAAATTCGGAAATGCTTGGTTTACCAACTTGTCAAACAACGAATCGAAGGGTGTTAAGAATTCGTTTCGTAAATCAGGGACATGTTTATTTAGACCGGTCCCATTGTTTGGTCTATTCATTAATGAGCGTTTCATTTATTTTCCTCTTTTATTATTACGAATCCCGTTGTGGGCATCCGACGAACAACCTCTATTGAGCATTGTTCTATTTATAAATATTAGTTAATCTAGTGTTTCTGTAAGTTTTATTCTTAAAGTAATTCCTTAGATTTCAAGAAATCACAATATTCAATTGTGGTTGCCATGTGGTCTGCCCAGTGTAATATCTTAGGTAACAGTGTCTTTAGTTCACCTCCAAGTCGGTACGACTTTAAGTAATGGGCCGAAGCTTCATCGTACATACCATCTGCCAACTTAATTCCAAGGTATTCCTTCTGTGTTATTGTTACATTAAAGTGTTGTAAAAGAAATATTGCCCTGTCAGGTACCGTCATGTTTTGGATGTCTGGGTTTATCTTAAACATACTGCCTTGGTTGCGTTGATGCCACTCACTATCCTCTGGTAAATAATAATCCCCCTCCAAATCACCAAGTTTTCCCAAATCGTGATTGAGTGCAGAAAACATAAGTTCGTCTGCCGTGAAATCTACCTCACCACCCAACTTCGTAAATAAAAGTTTCATTCCTTGGCAGGTTCTACACACATTCAACACATGATCAATATATCCACCCGCATATGCGTTGTGGTAGTGTACCTTACCACTTGCCGGAGCAACCAAGGCTCTAAGTCCCAAGCATCCCTCGTCCGTTCCGTACATATACAAGAGTTTGTCTTTACGTTCACCCTCGAAGGTGTCCGAGATAAAATTCAAAAAAGTCTTGTAGTTTTCCTCTAATTCAGTTTCCGTATAATTTTTCATAGGTATATTATATTATATACCCACCGGCAGAGTCAAGCAAAAATATTTCCCAAGGAGGCCATAAAAAACAAATAATCTTCCTCAACCCACGATGGACTTTGAACTAAAATTCGTTCATAGTATTCCACCTTATGTTTTTTAATATGCTCAGAATCAACCGCAAACGACCCGGCGAGAGAGTATTTCGGAGACAGTTTCGGTTTGGTATCCGTATACAGACACACCCACTTATTGTACGCATATTTGCTTTTTTTATCAACAACACTACTATGACCCCCCCTCAGTCTTAGTGGGGTTGTGGGTGTTATCCACATAAACCTACCAAAGTTAAGAAATCCATGTTCTACACAATTTACAACCAAACCAACTTCTCTGTGGCCGAATATGTCGGGTGTTGTTGAAAATAAATCGGTTGAAAATACATATATGCCTACTAGTCGGTGATAGTTTTCCACTATAAAATTTAAATATGAAATCATAAAGTGGGGGGCGGCCGATTCGGTTTGAATCCTTCCTGACATATCTCGTTTTCTGATTTTCTTTGTGGAGACGTCTATTGTAATTACATTCTCCACCTCAGGGAAAACATGAGAGTTGTATATTTTCTGATACACCAGTGTTATGTCTGTCCTATACTCCATCGGTTGTAGTTGCTCCTCAACTTTGATGTCTTCTACCAATACCGATGTGTCCGGCTCTGGTAGATCCTGTAATGGTTCTGTTTTGCACTCGGTCAAGACTTGGCCACTTTCGGTAAGATGTGTATCTACTATCACCGACTCTTCATAACTTATATTCAAATATAATCTCTTGTTTCTATTTACATATTTTCTGCTTGCTGGTTCGTGGTATTGGTGAAATGCCAATATATCAATATAAGATTTTTCACACTCTATTAAACGGTTTTCTATAAAGTCTAGATCCTGAAATCCCCATCCTATAAAAGACTCATTCATCATACCAGACTCTAGGAAAGCACTTCGTTTTATGATAAAACTAAATTTCCCATCAGATTTATTTGTTTTATATTCGTCACGAGTTATTGTTATATAATTCAATTCCTGTAGTGATTCTGTTTCGTTTTCCGTTAGCATAATAGTTTTTGAAAACGGTCTGGTGAAGTCGGTGAATTTGGTGACATTAGATAAAACATACGCGAAGTCGGTATAAAAATCCCCATCCACAATCCAAATATATTCAGTATCAAGTTGTTTAATTCCGTGATTTATTAATTTTGATTTATTAAAAACCTCCCCCACATCAACAGAAATGTGCTTCGTCTTTGGATATTTGTATAAAAATCTTTGTATGTTCGGGTTGCCACTTGTTTGTTCAACAACAACAATCTCACAGGTGTCTATAAGTTCATAAAGACTTTTTAATATAAAACAAAAATTATTGAACCTATCACCGAGGAGATTGTATATGGGGAGTATTATGCTTATTGTTGTCACCGGCAATCTCTATAAAAACTCACCACTCTCACGAATTGTCGGGTGGTGGGGTTGGACACGTTGCGTCACACTCCTCGCACGAATTCACCCAGGGATCATCCTCCGGAACTCCAGAATAGTCTACAATATAATCCTCGGCACAAACTGGAAGATAGCAATCCGTTCCGAGACTTGGACACTCTTTAAACTCTCCCACATGATACCAACAACTATCCGAAAGATTTATTCGTTTACCTGCTACAAGATTTTGATATATATCATATACTGTAAAGTCATCACCATCGGTGTTCTCCACTCCCCACAAGGCCTTGTCGTTGTAGTTATATGCTCCGCCACAACAATCATGTAATGTAAATATCCACCCAACAATTTCACAGGATGGAGTCGGGGTTGGAGTTGGGGTTGGGGTTGGAGTTGGAGTCGGGGTTGGTGTTGGGGTTGGAGTCGGAGTCTGGGTTGGTGTCGGAGTCTGGGTTGGTGTCGGAGTTGGTGTTGAACAACACACATATTCTGTGGTTTTTAATTCATCGTAATCTTGAAAGGACAACTCACCGTCCGACGAATGTAGTGTACTACAAGACGATCCATATGCACTTGTAACCACCAGTTCATATGTGTCAGTTAGATGGTTGTCATCTTCACAATCCAACAAAATATCATATGATATTATACCATCTGCCTTAAACCATGTAGTGTCCGTACAACCGTCACCATTCCCGTTTTGTTCCCACCATGCACTGCTATAATCATCCCATCCGGAGCATATCTCCACATCGGCAAGGATTGTTGTGGTCGTTGCACCGAACCCATGTTTTACAATCTTTGCCTTTATATACGAACAATTAACCTTGCATCCGTTGTTTGTTATTTTAAATTTAAGTGTTGGGGTTGTTCCACTTGACTCAACACACTCATATGTCAAGTTTAAGTTTGGACAATTGTCATAGTCTTGTAAAGGTTCGTGTGGTTTGTGGGTCACCGAGGCAGAATCCCATGTATATGGTTCTGTAATTCCAGAATCCGTACCATTCGTTGCCATGAGTTTTGAGTAATATGTGGCAAGTGTTGTCGTATCCGGTGTCTCGGTAAATTGAGTATATGCAGTATGCACACACGCATCGTTTGTGTTTAAACAACCATCCTCGTCATAATCCGAACACGTGTGTGTCGGTATTTTTTGGGGTGCTGTTGTTAACCACCCATATCTCAGTGCTTCTAGTTCATTATATTTTGTTTGATATGGTGATAGTTTATCTTGTTTTCCATATTCAACCCACGCACGAAAAAGTCCACTATCCTGAACATCAAGTGGGTTTCCTGCACAATTGTAATTACAATCGCAACATTCACACTCTGTGTTATGTTCGAAATCACTCATCTAAAAAATTGCTCCATGTTACCTTGATGTAATCAAGTCGTTCGTGCCAAAATACACTCGTTGAACCAAATGCGTGGCCATCCGTATTTACTACTGATTGATCAAGTCCTATGTTGGCATATTGTATCCATCTCCCGTTACCAGACATTTCAAGTTCTGCTCTATTGTTTGTTCTGTCCGATTCAATCAACGAGACTACACTTGGACTTGTCTTTAGTTTTGTTTCGTTTTTGTTGGTAAGACTGAACTCTCCATTATTTGATTCTGGTGATACATAAAATACGGCAGCGTCATCTGTTCCAAGTTTCTTAATTTCCCATACATGTCCGGCACACACAATGCCGAACACGACATTCCACTCCGACAAATAGTTGTGGTCTTCGTTGCATATTACCTTCACAAAGTTTCCATCCGTTTTGTTGTACACAACATCACCACTCTTCACACTAAGTTCATTGTTCTGGCCGGCCGGATGACTCAATATATGTAAATCCGAATCGTATCCTACATCATTCGGATATGTATATCCGTTTATTTGAATTGAACATGGATTTGTGAACTTATCCGCATCCTCTTGTTGAATTAAAAATCGTGTTAAGTTATGAATAGTTGTGTTGGGGTTGACGTCAGCTATGCTTGAGGAAATAAAACGTATTTCACCTCCGATTATCAAAGATATTTCTACATTCTGGTGAGCGGCATTGACGTTTATTCTATCACCCACCTTAAATGTATGTGCTTCCTCAAGGTCTGTATGAATCGTGTGTAACCAAGACGGATGGTTTTCCACCTTTCCTCCATATGAATTTACATTGAGGGTCAGTAACTCCACCTCACTTTTGTTTTCTTGCAGCTCCACGTCAATTGTAAATATATCATAAGAGTTTGATACTTGTCCTTGTGTGAAGAATCCTTCACACGCACATCCGTCATATGAATCTTCTGTTTGATAGTGTGCCGATATCATGGTTTCTTCTGGATTATATTCTGCGAGTGTGCTATCAGCGGATGCTATGTTGAGCACTGATTGTGATGCTCCTCCTGTATCTGCATCCACATATAGGATATACTCGTTACCATCTCTTTCAATCGGTATCAAACCTACATCCACGGTAATTTTAGGAGAACCTTTTCCGTCACCGGCCTCATAAAATTTGAGCAATCCTTCTTTTGTTATTGGAGTCTGTGTGGGAGTTGGCGGTGGTGGGGGTGGAGTTGGAGTTGGTGTTGGGGTTGGTGTTGGGGTTGGTGTGGGAGTTGGAGTCGGTGTTGATGTTGGAGTCGGGGTTGGAGTTGATGTTGCG